CATCATCTTTCTCGCCGTGGCATCGTGGTCCGCGACTCGGTTCGAGGAGGGAATGTTTACGGAGCTTTGGAGGGTACTCTGTCCGAAGCTCAAAATGAGGCCGTCGATCCTGTGGAGATGGCAATCTTCTCGATCAGCCGCTTCATTGACAAGGAGCGTCCACACTTTGAGTTTGTAAGGCAGTATGATGACTATATCGACAACAACCTTACAGATCCGCCGTCGGATGAGAGTACTCCTCTTGGTAAGATTCCGGAAGAGCCTCGTAAGGGTTCTATCGTCCCGAATATGCGCCCATACAATCTTATGTACAAGATGTATGAGCAAAAGGGGAAATAGTGGATTTAGTTTGGTTTGTCCTCGCAGCTTTTGGTCTGACTCAAATTATTGTTTACGGGTCGATATTTAATAAAGTACGCCCTACGAAGGGTTGGGCCGCTACACTGTTTAATTGTTCGATGTGCGTGGGGTTTTGGGTTGGGGTATTTCTTTTTGGCATAAACAAATTCACAGAACTATTTACTTTCGAATATAATGTGGTGAACTTGCTCCTTTTGGGCTCCCTGGGATCGGGCACTTCGTATATTCTTAGCGAGTTGTTTGGGGACTGCGGATTAAAACTTCAGGTGAACAAAAATAATGAAAATTAACAGAGATAAACTTATAGAGATAATCAAAACCGAACTTACGTTAGCGCTTTTGACGGAGGAGGGGGGCGTCACTGCGGAAGCCGTGCGAGTCTACAATTTCCTTAAGGAACAGGGAGACAGCGCGCTAGCCCTTATGGATCAAACAGCACGCCGGGAAGTAGAAGAGTTTTTGGAAAAGGCCAAGCCGGCTGCCTCCCCTACACAACCTACTGCTCCGGAGGTCACATAGATGCAGCTTACGCGACAACTGTTAAAGCAAATGATTAAAGAGGAACTACAAGTGCTACTAGAGGCCGCCACCCCTAGGCCCGCACCCGCACCCGCAGGTGTAGTTGAAGAAGAGGCTGAGGGGGATTTAGATGATGGTCCTGGTGATGACGGCGAAGATATAGGGAACGCTCCCATAGCACCCGCTAAACGGGACCCCCACGGATCCACATGAGGAGAATAGCATTGTGAAGTTATCACAACAACGAGTACGAGAGATTATCCGAGAAGAGCTTAGGCGCAGTCTATCGCTCATAGTGGAGCAAGAGGAAGATGTGATCACCATTTCGGATGAGGAGGCCGCCGAGGTATACAAATCCCCCATCGAGTGGGTTGATTTTAACCGTCTTAAGTGTAAGGGTAAGGCGTGTAAAGTGCCCGATTTGACATCAGAATACGCGCCAAACGCAAAGCCCGGAGATAAGAATTACAAAAAAGAAGCTAAGAGGGCCTTCCGCAAAGCTTTCCGAGAAGCACGAACTGCTTTCGAAGGCAAGCCTGCCCCCTACTTTAAGTGGGATCATGAAAGTTGGACAGGCAAAAAATATGTGTGGTACGGCACCCGCTTATCGGGCGAAAAGATGAAGAAGGCCGTCGAGGAAGCTCAAGAGAAGGCGATAGAGTTGTCCCCCGACGACCTAAGCACCCCGGAAGAGACCGCTGCCTCAGCTCACGAAGAAGAGTCTCCGCGCAGCTATACTCCAACCCAGTTCAGCGATGCTGGCTTTGCGGAAAGTCGGGTTTTAGGTCCGATGCAGGGATATACTGATGGAGTTCGGGAGTTTTGGATTGCTACTGTCCGCGCCGGCCGCGGCCAAGGTATCAGCAAACACCCAGGTATTTACGATAATGCCGGCAAATTGGTTGGGTACGTAGAAGATGGCCGGTTCCACTTCGAAGATATGGGAACTGCAGTGGAAAAGGTCCGCGCAGCAGGGTCCCACATGAGGGCCGGTCAGCCCAACTTCATTGGTCACGGCCGAGCCCCGGGTCAGGGATCCTCAATTGAACGAGACGGGACGAGTAATCGAGGCACGACCGAGATCAGTCACGACTTTGATCGACTCCTGGATAACTTTGCTAATATACAAGGCTTAACGCGTGACGAACTGGGTCTGAGCGCTGAGATGCTCCAGAAGGTAGCAACGGCTAATCCGGACCTACTTATGAATGTCCTCCAAGGTGCGGCCGCAGTTGCCCTTCAGAAAAAGGACCCCACCGCACACCCTGGAGAAATTAGAAATCAGGCCAAGAACGCTGCAGCACTTCGTCGCCAGGCTCACGATGCGCGCAAACTTGACGCGGGTATAGCGGGCGACGCGGATCGAGCTAGGGCTCGCTTGGAGGCTGAAAATTGGGATTAAGACTTATGGAGGGAAACGAGATGAAGAAATGGATGTTACAACCAGTTCGTCACTGTTGTAAAGGTTCCTAACTCATGCGGGTGATGCCCGCTGAAGGATTTATTTATTATGAGCAATAAGTTTTTAATAAGAGAATATTACGCACTTTGTGATGGTGGTATTTGTCAAGATTTGCTGACTGAGGCTGAGAAGCAATTCGTCAAGAATGGCGGAATGATGCTGTCTGGGAAACTGCAAGAGGCAGAAGTGCAGAATGGCAACGGCCGCATGTACCCACATAAGGTGTTGACCCGAGAGGTCCAGAACTACAAGAAAATTGTGGCTGAGAATCGCGCTGTTGGAGAACTAGACCACCCCGATGATTCAGTGGTTAACCTTAAAAATGCTTCTCATATGGTGACGGACATCTGGATGGAAGACAAGAGTGTGATGGGAAAAATTAAAGTCTTAGACACTCCTTCTGGAAATATCTTGCGCTCACTGGTGGACTCGGGAGTTCAACTTGGGATTTCATCCCGCGGTCTAGGTTCGGTGACTGAAGCGCAGGGATCGGTGACGGTTAATGATGACTTTCAACTAATTTGTTTTGACATGGTGTCTGAGCCTTCAACGCCTGGAGCCTACATGGCCCTGAGTGAGAGCAGACTCCGGAGCAAAGATGTCTTCACCAAGGCTGACCGCATCAACCGGGCGTTAAATGCGATTTTGGAGGATTAAAGATGAGTTTCAGTGATTTCAAAGATGATAAGAGCCGCTTTGACAGTTGGCGCCAGTATCTGACAGAGGGTGTTGAAAGGTTGGATGAGCAAAACTACGCCGACGCTGCTCGCGCAGATCCTAGGATCGGCGGAACACAGCAACCCAAGCAGAAGGAGCAACCCAAGCAGAAGGAACTGAAGGACACTGACGGTGAGAAAGCGCGCGCGCAGGTACAACAAAAGCACGACCAAGAAGAAAAACAAAAACAGCGCGCCTTGGAGTGGGGTCAGTACAGCGAGCTTGTGAAGACCAGACATCCAAAGCATCATGACCAGTTGCGAAAGGCCTTTATAGGAGGGGGTGGCAAAGCGTTTGGGAAGCTTTTGGATCAAATAAAAGCACAGCAGTCACAACCTCAACAAAAGCAAGCGCGGCGAAGCGTATCGGATGAGAAGGTAAAAGGCTCAGCTGCTCAAAGCCAGAATCAACGGTATCTGGCCTTCCGGAAAAAGCTCATCGACGGGGGCATGGACCCTCAAAAGGCACACCTTAAGGCAACAGCTCTCGCCGCCAAGGGTACCCAACAGTCCCAGCAACAGCCGCAGAAACAAAAAGGCTTCAATGAATCTTTTGCTGATATTAGGCAAATCATCAGAGAAGAGATCCGCGGACTTCTTACTGAGCAAGACTGGAATTGGAGCAGTGAGACCGTAGACGGCAAAACCACCACTAAGGGAAAAAGACCCCCCGCAGAAGTAGAAGGGGACGCAGGCCTCCCTCCCGGTTTCCTCGATCAGTGGATGCGGGGTGAAGACGATCCCATTAAGTGGTTGGCCCCCGATCTCGCGAAAGACATGGGCGTAGACCCGGCCCTCCTGCAGTCTTTTTTCCAAGGCGGGGGAGAGGTCGATATGAGCGCCTTACAGCAACATCCCGAATTTAAAGATCTTTTAAAACAATTACAACAAGTTCAGAAAAAGGTACCGAGGTGAAAAAGACAGAATTTAAAAAAGTGCTTAAGCCACTGATTAAGGAATGTATCAAGGAGGTGATTTTCGAAGAAGGCATTCTATCAGGCATAATCTCAGAAGTTGCGCAGGGTTTAGGTACTCGTGTCATAGCAGAGCAGCAGGTGCAAACAGTGGCTCCTCCAAAAGAGAATATAGAAGAGGCGCTGCAGCGTCAACAGGAATCGCGCCAAAAGATGCTTGATGCTATTGGGAACAGTACTCGCTACAAGGGGGTAAACATCTTTGAGAACACAGAACCACTGAGGACAACCGGGGACCCAACAACCCCATCTGCACCCTCTAGCCCTATGAGCAATATTGCTCCTGATGATGCGGGGGTCGATATTAGTGGTATTTTAAATGTGTCGCGTAACGATTGGAAACAGTTGATATAAGATGGCAAAGCGTCCCGCAAGAGTAGAGGTTTTTCCTAGGAGAAACGAGAGCACTGAGAGGCTCATTAAAAGGTTTATCAAGAAGGTGAAAAAAGAACGCATTATCGAACAGGTTCGCGATCTTCAATATTATGAAAAACCCTCTGTAACTAGGAATCGTATAAAGCGTAGAAAAAGAAGAATTACAAAAGAATGAACTATTTAAGAATAACGGAGAATAATAATGGCTAACAATTCTAATATACCCCAATCAATGTTGTGGCAGCAATCCGGCCTGCATAACGTGGGGTCGTATCAGGTGGCGGGTCGCCCTTGGCTTACCGCCTCTTTGATTAGCCCCGACACGACTCTAACGTGTAGCTTCCCTTATGTAACCAAGCAGTTGACTGTTTATAATACTGGATCAGCCCCGGTAGTAGTCCACTTTGCTGATGCAGACTCAAATCCCGGCGCCGTGGGCTCGGGTCATTATCTTACGATCCCGGCTAACGCGAACGCGGCATCCGCTCTATCCCGATTTACATTTGATGTGAAGTGTAAAAGTGTTTACATAACGGTGCAGGCAGCAGAAACCGATGGTTCTGGCGTCGAGGTTTATGCGTCTCTTACAGGTATCGTTACCGCCAGCATGTATCCTCTTAGTGGCGACGGCCTGAATGGCTAAAATATTTTGTTAGTCTTTTCACAAAGATACTACTATTTAATAAAGCGATATATTTATATTTGAGGGATATTATGTCAACTTTACTAGACCAGGCAGTGATAGACGCCGAAGCACTCCGCGAAGCCGCTATGAAAAATGCCGAACACTCTATTTTAGAGAAGTATTCGGGCGAAGTCAAGGAGGCTGTTACTGTACTCCTGCAAGAGCAGGACCCCCTGCTAGATGCAATGGCCGGCGGTGAGCCCGGCGGCGCTCCCGAGCCGGATGCTCCCCCGCCTGATGTAGGTATGGGTGGTGAGGCTCTAGAAGAAGAGACAACAGTGCCGGATGTTCCGTCCGCCGAGGGTCTCTGTCCTTGCCCCGATTTAAGCGAGGGCGAAGAAGCTGGCCAAGGTGAAAAAACCGCGGTCGAGTTAACCAATATCGCAGATATTTTAGATGAAGAAGTAGAAATCAATTTCGAGGCACTAGAGCAAGAATTGATTTTAGAAAGAGAGCGCAAGACCGAAATGGAAGTCACCTCTGACCTCCTAGATGAGGTATTGGACTCTGAGACCGAGGAAGAAGATGACCTTGGTATTGACGACAGTTTCCTAGATGAACTGTTGGAAGAGTTGGTAGTTGATATCGATCCCCAAAAATCAGGGTGGATCGAGCGTCCTATCGATAATATTCAGCTAGCGGTAGCGCAGGCTGAAACTACTACGGCAGATGACCAAGATGAATCTGCCATATTTAACCGTATCAATGGAGTTGTAAATGAGTTAAGTGAGGAAAATGAAAACTTAACTCGGCAGCTCAATGATGTTTTAGAAGAGAATACGAGGGCGAAGAAAGTTGTTTACCATCTTAAAGAAAAGTTGGAAGAAACAAACTTATCAAACGCCAAGTTGCTTTACACCAACCGTGTTTTATCAAATTCCTCTCTGAATGAGCGACAAAAAAATAGAATTGTCGAATCTTTGAGTAACGCGAATACAGTAGAAGAAGCAAAAGTTGTATTTGAGACCCTTCAAGGCGCAGTGGGTAGCCTTCCTAATCGAAGCCGACCGCAATCACTTAGCGAAGTGGTTAATAGAAACTCATCTACTATTATTTCTGGAAGGCGAGAGCCATCTCAATCTTCCGTGGAATATGATCGGATGAGGAAGTTAGCAGGAATTGTTTAAAAACATACAAGGAGAGAAAAACAATGTCAGTATTAAATAAGTTAACAGAAGGCATCGTTAACCGTAATCTCTCCAAGGAAGGTGCTGCACTCCGCGATAAGTGGGAGCGCACTGGCCTCTTGGAAGGTTTGGGTAACGAGCGCACTAAGGACGGCATGTCCGTTCTGCTTGAGAACCAAGCAAAGGAGCTTCTTCGTGAAGCTTCAACTATGGCCTCTGGTGACGTCGAGGGTTTCGCATCCGTTGCATTCCCCATCGTACGTCGTGTCTTCGGCGGCCTCATTGCAAACGAGCTAGTCTCGGTGCAACCGATGAGCCTGCCCTCAGGTCTCATTTTCTTCCTGGACTTCACGTTCCAGGCTGAGAAGCTTGGCAGTCCTACCGACGGATCACTTTTTGGTGGTGGCGTCGTGGGTAGCCAAATTACCGGTGGTGTGGACTTGACGGGGCTTAACGCTTCGCGAAGTTTCTATAACCTCAACAATGGTTATTCATCCCCAACCGGTTCGTCCCCGACCACCTACACCCTGGAGGCCGCCGGCCTCTGCGGCTCCCCGGATACCCATGTGGGAGATGTGGGGATCCTCTCGCGGTTTGACTCCGACCTTTCTGGTGCGTATGTGGCAGTTGTGTCATACACCGGCTCGGCGGACATCGCCCAACTGGACGTTAAGAACATGGTGCCCATCACTTTAACGGGTACTCTCAAGAACGGCATCCAGATTCGTCGTCTGAACGCCGTAGCAACCGGTTCTGGCGGTACCTTCACGGTTCCGAACCCAGACGGTTCTGGATGGAAAGGCCTCATGGTTTTCTCTGCCACCATTAACTCTAATGCTGGTCTGTGGGACGCAGGTCTTGCCACCGAGCTAACGGCTGCTGGTAATAACGTCGATGCAGTCTTCGCTTTTCCGATGACCGATAATTTTGCTAACGTCACCGCCCAAGGTGATGCTCGCGGGTTGGGTGCCATCGTGGGTGTGGACACTTGGGGCCTCGAAGATCAGACGGCCATTCCGGAAATTGACATCAAGGTCGATTCCGTGAGTGTGACCGCCATGACCAAGAAGCTCAAGGCTAAGTGGACTCCGGAGTTGGGGCAAGACCTTAACGCCTACCACAACTTGGATGCCGAGGTCGAACTGACCAGCATTCTGTCTGAGCAGATCGCTCTGGAAATTGACCGAGAGATCCTTGAGGACCTCATTAAGGGTTCCACTGGTGGTACTCTGTATTGGTCTCGCTTCCCGGGTGATTTCGTCAACCGTGAGAGTGGATCCTCCGTCGAGGCACTCCAGGCTTCGTCTGGGTACCCCGAATTCACCGGTACCGTCTCTGAATGGTATGAGACGCTCGTTGAGACTATCAACGATGTATCGGCCAGGATTCACCGAAAGACCCTCCGTGGCGGCGCAAACTTCCTCGTCGTGTCTCCTGAGGTGGCAAACCTCTTAGAGTTCACGTCTGGATTCCGCGCCAACGTGACTGCCGATGACAACAAGGGCACCGTCGGTGCTGTTAATGTCGGCAATCTCAGCAAGAAGTGGGACGTCTTTGTAGACCCCTACTTCCCAAGGAATGTGGTTCTTGTTGGACGCAAGGGCAACAGCTTCTTGGAGAGTGGCTTTGTGTACGCGCCATACGTACCTCTGCAGGTCACTCCCACCATCTTTGGGCCAGAGGACTTCGTGCCTCGTAAGGGTGTCATGACCCGTTACGCCAAGAAGATGGTCAGGCCTGATATGTACGGCCTGGTTGTCGTTGAGAACTTGGTCTAATATAACCAAAGTTGTTAACAGGATGTAAGCAAAGCCCCGTTCTCGAAAGAGAACGGGGTTTTGTGTTTCTAGAGACTATTTATTTCGGAGGGTAATATGTCATGGCAGTTCCTAAGCTTACACCTGCGAGTCAAACAAGCGTTGTTGTGCTCCCCCCTACCGGATCTCACGCTGATGTTTTAAGCAGTCTCGTATTCGGTATATACACCAGCAATGCTTTTGTGTCTGGTGCAGTTGATCAAGTTGCTTATACTTATAAAAAATTAGGTGGTGACATACTTGATATTGAATTGTCTTCGTCTAATGTCTACGCGGCCTACGAGGAAGCTGTTCTTGAGTATTCGTATATTGTCAATGTACATCAAGCCAAGAATGTGATGTCGGATGTTTTGGGGGCCGCAACAGCATCCTTTAATGAAGACGGTCAAATCATAGCCGACGATGCTCTATCTGGCTCTAATATTGAGTTAAGGTTTCCGCGCACCCGCTTTGAATACTCGCGTCGCATCGCCCGCGGCGTTTCCAGCGAGGTGGTTGAAGGGGGTGATGATACGGTTTATTCGGCTTCCATAACACCCGTGGCCGGCCAGCAAGACTATGATCTGCAGCAAATTATCTCATCTAGTGCGGCTGTGTCGGACTCTGGAGAGCCGTATGCTTTGAAAGTAGGTAATAAGCGGGTTATCATTCGTAATGTTTTCTATAAAACACCCCGTGCTATGTGGCGCTTCTATGGGTATTATGGTGGTTTGAATGTGGTCGGAAACTTTTCTACTTATGGGCAATTTGCCGACGATTCGACTTTCCAAATTATTCCTGTGTGGCAAAACACACTTCAAAGTAAAGCCTTTAAAGAGGCGATAACGGTTCGGAACTCTAACTATTCTTATGAATTGAGAAACAATATTTTGCGCATCTTCCCACCTCCGTTGAATCCAGCCGAGGGCCCTGACAAATACTGGATCCAGTTTACCGTCCCTAGTGACCCCTGGGTGGAAGACTCAAACAAAGAGGATGGTATGTATGGAGTTAACAACCTTAATACTGTTCCCTTTGAAAACATATTATACAATAAGATCAACAGTATTGGTAAGCAGTGGATCCGCCGGTTTGGGCTTGCTTTAGCAAAGGAGATTTTGGGACAGGTTCGTGGGAAGTTTGGGCAACTCCCAATCCCAGGGAGCACTGTTACTCTTAACGCAGCGGAGCTATTGTCCCAGGCAAAGGAGGAACAGGAGAAACTACGCGAGGAGCTAAAAACTACTCTTGACGAATTAACATACAATAAGATAGCAACACTAGAGTCAGAAAAAGCAGAAGCGGCAATCAATGTATTGAAGAATATGCCGAATTCAATATTTATAGGGTAGGGAAAAATGTCTGATAACGAATGGTCACAACCCAAAAATCCTCCTCCCCCCCTCTTTGCTGGTGAAAAAGAGAGAGATTTTGTTAAGCAAGTCAGTGATGAGCTTATTGAACGCGTTATTGGGCAACAGATTCTTTATTACCCTATTAGTTTGGAGCATACCAACTTCCATCCGCTTTATGGGGAGGCCACTGTCAAGACATTTCTGCCCCCCGTGCAGGTTTATGTATTGGTCGACTGGGAGGGGCATCAAACCAAAACTGAGGCTTATGGCGTGGATCGCATGTCATCTCTGACAGTACACTTTCACAATCGACGCTTGACCGAGGACCAAGATCTTTACGTGCGTGAGGGAGATTTTGTGAAGTTTGGGGAGTTCTTCTATGAGATAGTGTCGTGGGGACTCCCTGACTTAATGTTCGGACAAGTTAACCACAAGGTACAGATTTCGGCCAAGTGCATCCGCGCTAGGGAGGGCACGTTCAATGCCGAGTGATGACGGGAAAAAGGTGATGCGTGCGGAAGGCCCAGCCCCCCTAGCTGGGTCTGATGCGGTGGATATCCCTTTTCAGCCCTCTACAATCGAGAATGTAGACTACGCCATGTACGAGTGGTTGCGCGACCAGATGGAGGTCTTCTCTTCAACCTTCCAGGGGTGGAAAAAGATTCCCGTTATATGGGTCAGTGCTGAGCGTTCTGTACAGGTAAAGCGCGACGAAGGCTTGCGGGATGATGACGGCGCTCTTATTTTGCCTCTCATCACTCTGGAGCGTACTTCCCTTGAAAAAGATCTAAAGAGAAAGGGGGTCATTCAGGCACACCTTCCCGAGGCTAACGATTACAAAGGGGGTACAGCGGGCCTATTTACAATAGCGAAGAAGATCAATGCAGTTAAGACGGGGGATTTTGCTAATGCGGTGGCGTCTCGTAAATGGGGAGATGTTGGCACGGGGGGACCTAACTTCAATACTCGCGGCAGACGAACAAAAAAGGTTGTTTATGACACATATTCGATACCTACTCCGGTGTATGTGACTGCTAAGTATGAGATTAATATCCGCACAGAGTTCCAGGGGCAGATGAATGAAATTTTGTCTCCCCTTATTGTGTACACTGGTGGTGTTAATCAGTTCATCTTGCGGCGCAATGGTCACCATTATGAGGGTTTTGTTGAACAAAACTTTGCTTTAGATAATAATGTAGGGAATATGGGCGATGCAGAGCGACAGTACAAAACACGCATCACAATTAATGTGCTCGCTTACTTGATGGGCCAAGGCCCCAATCGCACGCAGCCCCACTATGCCCGTCGAGAGAATGCGGTTGAGCTTCGTCTCCCCCGTGAGCGAGTAATAATGGGAGACATTCCTGAGTGGCTGGCACGTTCTTTTTTCCGAGGCGGCCAAGTGGAGCCCACACACGTTCAGGCGTTCCGTGAGGGTAGTGACGGTCCTCCGGTACCCCTTATGCCTACCCCTCGTGCAGCATCGGCCGCCGGCGGAGGCGCCTCTGCTGTCGCAGTTAAAGATGAGGGCACTGAACTAACGACTGGTGTTACTTCTTTTAACTTTGCCGGCCCCAATGTGAACGCTACGGCGACAGGTGATGCAGTCACGGTGACAATTACGGGCAGTATTGTGGGTGTTAAGGACGAGGGCACCGACTTAACACCTGATGTAACGTCTATTGATTTCACTGGAGCGGGCGTCACCGCCACAACAGTAGGGAGTGCAGTAACTGTTAATATCCCCGCGGGCGGCGGCGGTGGTTCTATCCCCGTTAAAGAAGAAGGGTCAGAGATCACCGATGCAGTGTCGTCGTTTGATTTCGTGGGCGCCGGCATTACCGCCACCGCTGATGGCGATAGTGTGACCGTCACCGTCAACGCCAGTGCTGTTTCTGCGAGCGACGAGGGCGTCGCACTCTCATCGGCCATCGATTCTCTTAATTTCACTGGTCCCAACGTGGTAGCCACTAATGTGGGGGGTGCTATTACTGTAGATGTTTCTGGCAGCATTATTGAAGCAAAAGATGAGGGTGTTTCTTTAACGAGTAATGTAACCTCAATTGACTTCGTGGGTGCTGGGGTGACTACTACCAACACAGCCGGCGCCATCACTGTTACAGTGACGGGAAGTACCAATGGAACTACAATTAATAATTCTATTGTCAATAATACTACCTACAGCGAGACCCCCACGGGGCTTATCAATGGCGCAAATGCGGTGTATACGACGTCTCAAGATTTTATTGATGGGTCGGAGCTTTTATTTTATAATGGAATATTACAACGTAAGGGTGGGACTTTCGATTACACGGTTACAGGGGGTGACGAGATCACGTTTACTTTCAACCCCGTAGACGGCGATTTTATACTAATTAGCTATGTAAACGATACGCCTAGCTAGGAGGAAATCAATGGGCAAAACACAGATAGACGGTGACCAGGTTAAGGACGGGACGATCAGAAGTGCTGATCTCGACACTACCGGCTCCTACACCATGGGTACTCTGAATGTGGGAGAATATATTTACCATACCGATGACGGAGACACCTATATCCAATTCAGTGATGACGAAGTTCAAATTGCGGCCGGCGGAAGAACCTTTGTTAAAATAGAGGAAGCATCTACGGATAAAATAACGATTAATCACGGCGCTCTCGACATCGATCTCCAGGTCAAAGGTGAGAACGTTGCAAATCTTATAAGGACGGACGCAGCAAATGATAGGGTGGGATTTGGTACTAGTAGCCCGGCGGCTTTGATTCATGCTACTGGAAGTTTTGTGCTTGCTGCTCCGAATTCGGGGTCACACCCTGCAGTTGCTAATATGAACAATGGAGAATTTACTTTCTTTTATGAAAGTTCAACTCTCAAAGTGAGTATGAAAGTGAATGGGAGCGAGATGACTGGAAGCGTCGCGAGCCTGACGCAAATTGGGGGCTCTTCATATTCTGCTGCCAATTTATATGGCCAAAGTTCATATAGTTCAGGGGGCAGTAGTGGCTACAGTATGGGGATGAATGCCTGTAGCGCTGCAAGTTCCGATGCCGGTACCAATCAAAGCTGGTATCGCAACACCGCAGGCACTCAAGTATACGAGGATAGCTCTGGTAACACAGCAGTTAGTTTAAGCTCCGGTGGTTATTTCTATCTTGAGAACGACGGCTCTAATTATCGTTTTTATATTAGCACAAGTGGGGTGGTGTATGAGAGTAATGGAGGAAGCAGCACCAATCTCGATAGCACCTCTTACAACGTTCGCTGCAGCTAAAATAGTTTTTTAATAAAAACAGGGACTTGAAAAATACTTTCTTCTTTTATTGAAGTCTTCCTGTCTTTTAAGAGTCTACTTACTACATATGTTGATGTGGGAACATGAACCCACACGAAGGGTATGCTTATAATATAAACGGAGGGACAAATTATGGCAAGAACTAAAATTAACGCAGCTCAGCTTGTAGCCAATGATTTCACTAATCTTACTGGTTCAGGCAATGTTGTGTTCGCAAACGGTGTCTTTGACACACTCTATGGGGACGCATCGAACTTATCGAACGTTCCCGTTGGCTCGACTATCGCAGTCGGCAATAACAATGATAATACTAATTATCAGATTGTTTTCACTACCCAATCGTCCACCGCGACGCTTCTGGTAGACACGGGGGATGAATTTCTTTATAACCCCAGCAGTCAGCTTTTTACCACCCCTGGTGCTGTCACCATGGCTGGTGCACTAGCCGGCGCAACCACCATCGCAGGCTCCGGTCTCGCGAGCTTAGGCTCACTAGCTGTTGACAATGCTTCAACGATTGGTACCGACTCTGATACCGATATGTTGACACTTAACAATGGCAGCAATATCACTCTCGCGAGTGACATCGCACTTCGCTTTGCGGACGCTGGCGAGTCCATTAGTCGTTCTACGGACGGTTATCTCGACCTCCTTGCCGGTAGCGCTATTAACTTGAGTGGTGCCGTAAGGGCCAACAACTCCCTGTCAGCCTCTTTGGCTATTTCAGGGCTTAGCTTGGATGTTGAAAAGGGAGCAGACTTCAACAGTGGTGGCCTCACTAATGCTGGCGCAATTGCTGGCGCAACCAGCATTGATGGCTCTGGTGATCTGACCATGGGCACCATCACGATGACTGGTTTTTCGGTTGATGCTGACGGTGACACGGCTCTCAAGAGCTTGGCTGTTGATGATGGCTCAACCATTGGTTGTGATTCTGATACAGATCTTCTGACTCT